GACGGGTCGAACGGTTACCCCACGGGGCGGATCCTGGAGAAATTTTCCTTCGGGCTCCTTGAGAATGTATTACCCACCAGCTAGTGGTCCTACCGGGGATTGAATATACCCCGGGCCGGACACCTGTCCTAGACTACGAACAGGTGGCGCAGACCGTAGCACCTTTCGTCGGTCCCAAGAACGCGCGTCTTTACGCGTTGTTTATCGGGGCCTACGTGAGTCTCGTTCTCGATAACCCTTTAGACAAACCAGATCCAGGACGTAATGGTAACACGTCCCGCCTGATAACTCAGGTTGCGGTGGTTAACCGCAAGAAAAAACCTTTACGGGTAGCAACTCGCTTTTATTACAAGTTGCTTACAACTCCCGCAAAGTCTCTGGTTATAACGTTTTCATCGCTGTCTGATCGCATCCTGCAAAGCTTGGATGTGTCGACGGATCTCGCCATAACTGGCGAATTCATCGAAGAGATGAAAGATACTCCGATTTTTCGAGAGTATCTTCACTTCTATAATACTGGCGATGCCGCTTGTCTTCAATTTGTCCTATCTTTCCTTCGATTTGGATCGAAGTTGGACTTTGACGACGCTGACCTTCATGCCACCGCATTACGCGACTGGCGTGAGATCGAAAGCGGGATGGGTACTTTCTCTACTCCGTCTGAGACGGTTGACTGTCTGAGAATCATAGTCAGGCAGATGATACCTGATATAGACGATACACTGCTCCTGCCCAAACATGGGCCGGGGGCTGTGGTTGAGGGGACTACCGACCCGAATGAAAAGCTTGACCTGCTTACATTCGACGAGAAAGCTTGGCGTTGTTTTCGACCAAACTCTTTCGGTAGAGTGGGGTTGGATCGACGATCCGAAATTTGGATCTCCAAGGAGCGACGAGAACAGATCGGGAAATTGCGTATTGTCCCGAAAACCGTTAAAGCCGCAAGAACTATCTGTATGGAGACAGCATCAAGAATGCTGCTCCAACAGGAAGTATCCCGGTGGATACGGGTTTCGATGAGGAAATACTCTCTTCGAAACATAGTGGACTTGGCTGACCAATCCTACAATCGGGCTTACGCCCTTGCGGGATCATTCAGTCAATCATGCGATACACTCGATTTGAGTGCCGCTTCAGATCGGGTTCACTGGGACCTAGTTCGTCGCATTTTTCCTGCGAAGGTTTTATACTACCTCGCCGGAACGCGTACGTCCAAAGTCTCTACTCCTGACGGAGTCGTGACGCTAAACAAGTTTGCGCCGATGGGATCAGCATTATGCTTTCCCATTCAGTGCATCGTGTTCAGCGCTATAACCCTGTTGGGCTATCTGAAGTCAAGTTACGGAGAAAAGGAGATTCTCGACAGTTCCACCGAAG